AACCTACCAAGGTTCCCACGTCATCCAGATCACAGGCGATCTGATCACTGACATTATGAACGAAGGAGACGAAGGAAAGACCTTCCACAAGTGGAACACCGCTCCCCTTCCTACCACGGTAGAAGACTCCAACCTGGTTGGATTAGCAGAAATTTACCTTAAGAAGGCATTATGACCAATTGTTACAGGTTCGCCCTGTAACCCACAGAACCACCCCCCGACCCTTTATATTAGAGACATGGAAAACAAAGCAATGCAACGCCATCACAACGGTCAGTTCATGACCACTGGCACTCCCTCCCCTCTGATGCAGAAGGTGATGGAAAACATCCTGAGACAGCAGGAGACAGAGAGGCAGTACCGGGACGCCGTGAGAGCGGGTCGGATTCAACCCGATTGGGGCACGTTCAACATCAGCGACCGCGACTGATGATCGCTGCACTGACCAAACCCCGTCGTCCTTCTTTCTACCACGCTTCCATGTTTCGTATCCTGGTCACCGTTGCTCTCTTCGGTCTGTTCTGGTCATCGGTTCCTGCCCGTACTGTGACGGCAGACGCACTGGACCAAGCAGCACAGCATCTGCGTCCCTGACCCTGTAGAATTCAAACAACAAAACAAACAAACAAAAAACATCATGAACGGTTGGGCAAACTACGAAACTTGGAACGCTTCCCTCTGGATCGGGAACGACGAATTCCTGTACAACACCGCCCGCGCTTGCGTTCAGTTTGCAGAAGGTGAAACCCCTTGGACCAAATTCGTTCGCTGTATGACTGACGGACAGATCGGTCGTTTTCTGGGTGCCACTGACGACGGCGTTCGTTGGGATGACCCCGCGATCGATGCCGATGAGATGAATGAAATGATGGCAGAACTCTAAGGGGATCTCCCCAGTTGGGGAACTGGACCACGTTCGTGAGTTCGTTCCCCGTGACCGACTATTGTAAGCAAAGCAACCAAACGAAACCAGATGACCACCTCCACTCAGAACCTGCTGACGATCGCTGAGGTTCTGCATGCAGCAGGCAAGGAAGTCAAAATCCGTAGATTGCCCACAGCGCACGGAACTAAAGCGAACCGCTACGCTGACCGCATCCGTGGCGGTTCTTCCCGCGTTCGCACTGGTGCAGGTTCCCGCTCGGTGAATCAGAGCACCAAGGCGACGGCGATGGGTGATGTGCTCTGACCCCAGTGCGCTGGGTTCGTGATTCGCAGTGCCCCCCTACGGGGCGTTGCGCCGCCCTGGCGCGTGTGGCTAAAACGCTAAGGTACCATTAGGCTACAAAGTCTTGCTTTGGCGAGGTCTTTATATAACTCGACACTTTTCTATATAAAACAAAAATGAATGAAAGGATAACGAGTATGCAAAAAAATCCCGGAGAAAATTTTACCACTGTGGAGGTCGATCCTGTTACAGGTGAATATGTAATTCAAGTGCCCGAGTGGATTATATCTGAGTATGGTTGGTATGAGGGTACACAGATCAATATGGAGGTTGATGGGCACAGTATCGTAATTACCGAATGTGATAGTTGACTGACTCTTAGTAATAGAGTATAATTAATACTGAATCGATTCAAATTCAAACTTGACCTAATTATGGCTAAAGGATTTACAGTAAAGGCAAAATCACCAGTTGTGCAGAAAGAACCTGAATGGGATTTTGCGAAAGCAAGAGAAATGGTTAAAGGGAAGACAGTAGTATTCTGTTTACCAGGTCGTGGTGTATCATACACGTATCTGAAGAACTTTGTACAATTATGTTTTGATCTTGTACAGAACGGAGCAAGTATTCAGATCTCACAAGATTATAGTTCAATGGTAAACTTCGCCCGTTGTAAGTGTTTGGGTGCTAATGTTCTTCGAGGACCTGATCAGAAACCTTGGGATGGTAAGTTACAGTATGATTATCAGTTGTGGATTGATAGTGATATTGTGTTTAACACTGAGAAGTTCTATCAGTTAGTATTGATGGATAAGGATATTGCAAGTGGATGGTATTGTACTGAAGATGGTCAAACCACCTCGGTTGCACATTGGATGGATGAAGAAGATTTCCGTGGTAATGGTGGTGTTATGAACCACGAAACGCTTGAGAGTATTGCAAAGCGTCGTAAACCATTCACTGTAGACTATGCAGGTTTCGGTTGGTTGTTAATTAAGAATGGAGTCTTTGAACACGAAGGTCTTCCATATCCTTGGTTTGCACCGAAGATGCAAGTCTTTGAATCTGGTGAAGTACAGGATATGTGTGGAGAGGATGTATCATTCTGTCTGGATGCAAAGGAAGCAGGATTTGAGATTTGGTGTGATCCTCGTATCAGAGTTGGTCACGAAAAAACTCGCGTGATCTGATATGATCTCAGAATCGTATACAATTCTCCATAAGGGTAAAGTACTTTATGAGAACTTAACTCAGGAGAAGTATTTCGATACAATGGAGGATCTATCTCTCAAATTTTATGAGACGGGTTCTCCCAATCCTTCGGAACTTATAACACAAATTAATTCATTAGAGGAGTAATTATGGCTAAAGCAAAATCAGGTCTCGTGAAAGGCGATTATGTATCTGCCCCCGCGAAGAAGACTCGTCAAGGGAACGGAAAGAATACAAAATATACCGCGACGTCTCGCAATGGGGCAAAGAAGGTATATCGCGGACAAGGTAAATAGGTAAAGTTGTGTATAGTTTATGGCATGTTTGATTGCTAATCTTCCTTCACAGGAAGTATGGGTCCGTAAAGAATATCTTACTGATCATCAATCTGGTCATGGTGAATTTGTAAAAGGCGTTTGGGTATCAGTTAAATCGATACCTGGGCGTGCTTTTTATTTTGAGACATATCTACCAGAATATGCTGCAATGTATGATAAGTTACCTATTAGTGCCTTTGTGGCAGATCCTGAAACTCCAACACCTGATATGAGTTTACCTAACCTACAGTTCTGGAATTGTATGGATTATGGTGTAGTCAGTGTTGATAAGAAGTTCATTGGTTCAATGGACTTTGAATGTTATACAAGAGATCACGGGAATGTAAAAGGAACTTATGTTTGTACTATAGATAATTATCATCATGATCCCGATTATGTTGATTGGGCAACGAGTGAAAATCCTGCAGAACATAAGTCTCATAACTTAATTGAACTTGAGAATGGTCAATATGCTTTATATCCTAATAATCGTCTTAGGATATTTGATAATAGTTTGACACCAGTTGAACCTAAGATGCCTGATTTTAAAGTCTCAACTCAATACTATCAAGTTGAAAATGGTTATGACCGTTTAGGTATGGGTCGTGAAGATGAATATCATTGGAAAACAGCAAAAGAACGTCAACAAGAGGAACAAGATGGAACCAACTAATGATTTTTTAGATAACATTGCCGCAAAACAATACGAAAAACTAATTCGTGAAGTTGTTGGTGATAATAAAAACACGGATGAGGATGAAGGTCCTCAAGATCTTTCTGAGTAAATACCAAAAAGAAAACCAATGTCAAAATATCACGTAGATCGCGATGCTGAATATATGTACAAGATGTGGGGAACCACTAAATTGATTACAGATTATTGGTCCAAACCTAAAAAAACTAATGATCCTGAAGAAATAGTGGTTGAAAAGCAAAATCCTCAGTAAGGGATATAAATAAATTCAGGAAAATGTACCATAATAATGTCAACTCGGAGGATTTCCAGAGCATTTAAAGATATCAGCCTTTCCTTTGATCCACATCCTGTGACAAAGGACCTACCTGTGCTGGTGAATGAACGTGCAATCATTAGATCTGTACGTAATATAGTCGAAACAATTCCGACTGAGCGATTTTTTAACGCAACCTTTGGTTCCGATGTTCGTCGGAGCCTTTTTGGGTTTGTGGATATAGGTACTGCTCTTGTTATTGAAGAACAAATTTCAAATTCAATTAGATTTTATGAACCTAGGATTGAAAATCTAAAGATTCAAGTTGATCCTCAACCAGATAATAATTCATTTAATTGTAATGTATTCTTCGATATCGCTGGATTAGATATCCCAACCTCAAATTTTTCATTCATACTAGAGGCAACACGATAAAACATGCCTTTTACACAGTTTACTAACTTAGATTTCGATCAGATAAAAGCAGAAATCAAGTCATATCTCCGTTCTAATTCAAATTTTACGGATTTTGACTTTGAAGGATCGAATTTTTCCGTCCTAATCGATACTTTAGCGTACAATACGTACATTAATGCATTCAATGCCAACCTGGCAGTGAATGAATCGTTCTTAGATGGAGCAACAGTCCGCGAAAACGTAGTTTCGTTGGCAAGGAATATTGGATATGTACCAAGGTCAAAGAGTGCTGCAAAGGCACAAGTCACATTTTCGGTTCCAACTACCTCTACTAGTACTACTTTAACTCTCAATGCGGGTTTAGTTGCTGTTGGACCCTTTGATAATACATCATATCGTTTTTCGATACCTGAAAATATTACAACAACGATAAAAAATGGTGCTGCAACGTTTGGAACGGCAGATGCACCCATTGAAATCTTCCAAGGAACGTTATTAAGCAAGCAATTCTTAGTTGATAATTCTGTTGATCAACGTTTTGTTCTTGATAATCCAAATATTGATGCTTCTACAATTAGAACTTACGTCAAAGGAGTCAATGATACTGGTCTTGGAAGAGAATTTGCCAAGATTGATAACATTTTAAACATTGATAAGGCATCTGAGATCTATCTGATTCAGGAAATTGCTGATGAGAGGTATGAATTACTATTTGGTGATGGATATTTTGGTAAAAAGTTAGAAACTAACTCTGTTATCACAGTAAGATATATTATTACTGATGGTGAAGAAGGAAATGGTCCAAATACCTTCGATTTTCAAGGTAATTTGATCAATGAGAACGGTGTTAGAACCACTCCTACTGGTGCTATACCAATTACAGTCGTTCAGAGGGCGATAAATGGTGGTGAAATAGAGAATGTCTCTTCTATTAAGTACTTTGCCCCACGATTGTATTCCGCGCAGTACAGAGCGGTTACGTCAAGGGACTATGAAGCGATTATTTCTTCAATTTACTCCAATACTGAGTCGGTTGCAGTAGTTGGAGGAGAGGAATTGGTTCCACCACAATTTGGAACGGTTCAAATTAGTATTAAACCCAAGAATGGGTCATATATTTCCGATTTTGATAAGCAAAACATCCTCAATAAACTTAAAAAGTATTCTATTGCGGGTATTAATCAAAAAATCATCGATCTTAAGGTTCTGCACGTTGAACTTGACTCTACAATTTACTATGATGTATCAAAAATTAGTAATGCAAACGATTTAAAGACTAATATTACTGATACGTTATCAACATATTCAAAAGATGTTGATATGAATCGTTTTGGAGGTAGATTTAAGTACAGTAAAGTCCTTCAATTGATTGATAGAGTTGATAGTGCAATTACTTCTAACATAACAAAGGTTAGAATTAGAAGAGATATGAAATCATTACTTAATCAGTTCGCTCAATACGAACTTTGCTTTGGTAATAGATTTCACATCAATCCTGCAGGATATAACATCAAGAGTACTGGTTTTACAATCACTGGATCAAGCGATATTGTTTATTTGACTGACGTTCCAAATAAGGACGCATTAGGAAATCTTGATGGTAGTGGAAAAGGTATTATATCTGCAATTAAAAAGACAAATACTGATCAATTACAAGTTGCTTTGAGAGGTGTTGGTACAGTTGATTATATTAAAGGTGAAATTCTTTTAAATACAATTAATATCACTTCAACGCAACAACAAAACGCCATTATTGAGGTTCAAGCATTCCCAGATTCTAATGATGTAATCGGGTTGAAAGATTTGTACCTCAGTTTAGACGTTTCAAGTAGTAGGATAAATACGATTAAAGATGTTATAGCATCTGGTGAAGACATTAGTGGTGTATCTTTTGCAAGAGAATACTATACTTCAAGTTACTCAAACGGAGACCTAGAGAGGAAATAAAAATATGTCGAATTTTGAGAAGAGAGTTCAACTCAATAAAATTATTGAGAGTCAACTTCCAGAATTTTTAGTTTCAGACTTCCCAAAAGCAGTTGATTTCTTTAAGCAATATTATATTTCCCAAGAAAAGCAGGGAGGTAATATTGACCTTGTAGATAATCTTGATCGTTATCTTAGGGTAGATAATCTTGTTCCTGAAGTTGTTGTTGGTAAAACGGCATTATCCTCATCGATTTCTGCATCTGATACAACAATTGTAGTCACATCTACAAAAGGTTTTCCAGATGATTATGGTCTTCTGAAGATTGATAATGAAATTATCACATACACTAGCAAAACTTCAACGACATTTACTGGATGTGTTCGTGGATTTACTGGTATTACTGGATATGATAGTGGTATATCAAATTTAATCAATACTGTCAATAAGCAAACTGTTGTCTTTTCAGAAACTTCTGCAGAAGAACATTCAAACAATTCGACGGTTACTAACCTTAGTGCTCTCTTCTTACAAGAATTCTATAAAAAATTAAAGAGAACTTTCACACCAGGATTAGAAGAATATGAATTTGTTTCTGATCTTGATGTCGGTAACTTTATAAAGCATGCAAGAAACTTATACCAATCAAAAGGTATTGAAGAATCTATAAAAATTCTTTTTAAAGTTCTTTATGGTGTTGAAGCAAGTGTTATTGACCTTGAAGAAAGGCTTATAAAACCATCTGCAGCAAATTATATTAGAAGAGAAACTATAGTTGTTGAGAGGATATCTGGAGATCCTTTTAAATTGGAAGGGCAAACTATCTTCAAATCTACAGATAGTGGAACAAGTGCATCTGTATCTGATGTAGAAATTTTTACAAGGAATAATGAGACTTTCTATAGACTTGGTCTCTTTATTGGATATAATGATAGAGATTTAATTGAAGGAACATTTACAATTCCTGGATCTTCAAGAGTTCTTGAGAGTGTTTCTGTTGGATCATCTGTTATTAATGTTGATTCTACGATTGGTTTTGGTCAAACTGGAACTGTTGTTGTAGGATCAAATGCAATTGATTACACTGCAAAGAGTATTAATCAATTTTATGGTTGTATCAATGTAGGTGCAGCGATCACAACGGGTACTAGAATCCGCTCTAATGAGTATGTTTATGGTTATGAGGACAATGACCTAACCAAGAGAGTAGACCTCCGTATAACGGGCGTACTGGCAGACTTCAATCCTCTTGGAAAACTCTCATTAATGGAAGTGGGAGAAGAAATAAAAGTAAGAAATGTTGGCGAAGTTATTACTAATCCAACAACTGACAGAACATATAAACAAATTTTTGCAAACTCTTGGATTTATAATACAAGTTCAAGTTACAATGTAGATACTATCAATGGTTCAATCTTTACATTATTAAGTGATATTGATAAATCAAGTCTCAAACAAGGTGATACTGTTGATATTGTAAATGGTTCTAATGTAGTTGGTGCTGGTGCAACTATTGTATCTGTTAGTGAACCTACAAAAGAAGTTACTCTTGGTAATATTGTAGGTTTTGCCGCATCTACTGGTGTAAATTATAGTCTTCGCAGAAGAGTTGAGAAATCTGAAAGTGTTGGTGTAGCACTTTCTTTGGGTAATGATGCGTATATTGCAGACACTTTAAATGTGTATACTGATGAAAACGATGAGTTTGGATATATTGCTTCAAACTCTTTACCATCATATACAATCTATGATGATATTATTGAAAAAAATGCTGACAGTCTTGGTGAAAGAGACAATGTTTTCAACAACTATACTGTAGTAGTATTCCCAAGTGATGTCGATTTCTTAGATGGTGATGAAATTGTTTACACTGCAGAAACTCCAATTGCTGGTTTAGTTTCTAATGCATCATACTTCGTTAAAAAGTTTGTAGATTCTACTGGAACAGTAATCAATAATAAAATTTACTTATATTCATCAAAAGCATTACTTAAAGGTAATGAATATATTAAACTTGATTACGTTGTTTCTGGTGGTGGAGGAGTAGGATCTCTGGTAGGAACTCATACTTTCACTCTTAGAAGGCATGAAGATAGAGTTCTTTCCCCAAATCAAATTCTTAGAAAATTCTCTCTTAACACATCACTATCAGATATAAAGAGTGAAAATAGAAAAATTGGTTCTATTGGACTTTTAGTTGATGGTACTCAGATTTCAAGTCCAGAATCTAGAGATAAAATTTATTATGGACCAATCAGTGAGTTTGAAGTTTTAAATGGCGGAAAGGGATATGATGTTATTAATCCACCAAAAATTATTATTAGTAAACCTGTAGGACTTGGAAATACTAATGCACTTGTTGAACCTGTTATTGAAGGTATTGTCAATCAAATTTTAGTTGATCCTCAAGATTTTGACATTGAAAGTATTGAAGGTGTATCTTTAATTGGTGGTAATGGTTCTGGGTGTCAACTTGAGCCTGTTATGGGGTCAAGATTTAGAGAACTTTCATTTGATAGTCGTGCTCTTTCTCTAGGAGGTGGAGTAGATATTGATAATGAAACTATTACTTTTAGTGACTTTCATAATCTTTTTGATGGTCAGCACTTGATCTATAATCAAAATGGACATAATGCAATATCAATTGGTGTAGCAAATGATCCTACACAATCTATTGAAGGAACTTTGGTGAGTGGTGATGAATATGTTACAAAATTTGTAAATACCACCAGTATCAAGTTATTCAAAACTGATGCTGATGCTTTAGCGGGAATTAATACTATTGGATTCTCTACAGCAACAACTGCTAGTGGTATTCATAAGTTCAGAACATTATCAAGAAAAAATTTAAGAGAAGTTAAAGTTATTCAGTCTGGATCTGGATACACTTACAGAAAGTTGAGAGTTTCTTCATCAGGAATCTCTACAGAGTATAATACAATTTACTTTAAAAATCATGGATTTAATACTAATGATATTGTTGACTATTCATATGAAGGAACTTCAATAGGTGGATTAACTGATACAAACAGATATTCTGTTCAAAAAGTTGATGCAGATAATTTCCGTGTTATAGATGTTGGTATTGGTGCTTCTATTGCAACAGATCTTGTAAGATCTAAAGTAGTCGATATTACGACAGTTGGAGTTGGAACACACATTTTCCAATATCCACCAATTAGTGTTGACATTAATGTTTCTTATGGATCAACTCTTGGGGGAACATTTGTTTTCACTCCAATCGTGACAGGAGAAATTATTGATGCATATCTCTATGAACAAGGAACTGGATATGGATCAAATACCCTAAACCTCCATAAGAAACCCCTAATATCGCTTCCACAGGGCAAGGACGCACAGTTATCACCAATCATCCTTAATGGTAGAATTGATGCCGTACAGATCCGTAACAGAGGGGCAGGATATAAATCATTACCAATCATTGAAACTGAAGGTACCGGTACTGGAGCAGTTTTAAGACCGATTCTTGGTGGTATTAATGGAGAACAAATAATTGAGGTCAAAGTTATAAATGGTGGAATTGGATATGATCAAAATCTTACTGATATTATTATCAAACCAAGGGGATCTGGAGCAAAGTTTGATTTAAGAGTTAGAGATCTTACAGTCAACGATGCTGAAAGATTTGCATCTTATACTAAAAAAAGACAAGAAAAAATATACTCAAATCTTTCACCTAACGAAACTAGTGATCTTCTTGTATATTCAATGTATGGATATTCAAGTGATCTTGCAATAAAATTCAATGATACTGCTAGTAATCATTCTCCAATTATTGGATGGGCATATGATGGCAATCCAATTTACGGACCATATGGATATTCGACAATAGATGATGTTCAGTCTGGTGTTAGACTGTTAGAATCTGGATATGTTATAAATTCAAATTCCATTATTGATCGCCCATTGTTATCAAATTATCCAGAAGGATTCTTCATTGAAGATTATCAGTTTACTGACGTTGGTGATCTTGATAAGCACAATGGAAGATTTTGTAAAACAACAGAATTTCCAAACGGAGTTTATGCATACTTTGCTAGTGTAAATGTAGATGGTAGTTCTTTAGAACCACAATATCCATATTTCATTGGAAATTCTTTCCGATCAAAGTTCATAAAGGAAAATGAAGTATTAGATCAAACATTTGATTTTAATAATTCAGATCTTGTTCGTAATACTTTTCCATACAAAGTAAACGATAAAGATGCAAATTATGATTTTATAAACGAATCATATGAATCTTTTGCACAAATTGCAAGAATTGAATCTGTTAGCCAGGGAGATATTGATGAAGTAATAGTTGTTGATGGTGGAAGTGGATATCAAATTGGTGATGTAGTTAACTTTGATGAAACTGGAACCAAAGGAAGAGGTCTTAGAGCACAAGTTTCTGAACTTAAGGGTATTGAAGTTGATTCAATTTTAACATCTTTAGAAACTTATGAGAATGTAGTATTTGAATGGGATACTGATAGAGCAGTTTCTGTATATTCTAGAGATGGATATCTAGATTTTAATAATAATGATACTGTTTTAATAACTGGATTATCTACTGCAGTTACTTACTTAGCAGATTCTCATCATATTGGGTTTACTACAGAAACAGTAGGTTTGGCAAAAACCATGACTTCTTTTACTGGAGCAACTTCTGGTGTTGGTGTATTTGAAGACATTTTAGTTTCTAATGTTCCTGTAGTATCTGCAGGAAATACAATTACTATTTTCTCTAGTGCCGGAACTGAAAATGTTAGAGTTCTGAATAACTTTAATAATGGTGTATTAAGAGTTCAAAGATTTGGTGAGGCACCAAATTATACAACTGGTGTTGCTCACACATTTGGCAGTGAGTTGAATGTTATAAGTGATAGAGTTAGATTGCCAGTTAAAACTAAAAAGTTTACTTCCAAACGTGATGACTTAGTATATTTCAATCCTTTAGAATCAGTTGGTGTTGGTTTAACTGATGGTTCTGCAATATCAAAAATTATTACCGTAGGTATTACTACATCTGAAATATCTATTCCAACTAGAACAATCTATCTTCCAAACCACCCATTTACTACTGGTCAAAAAGTAACTCTTTCCAAAGGTGCTGGCAATCCAAGTTCCTTCACGGTTGGGATGAATAATTCAAATGTGAATACATTCTTTATTCCAGATCTATCAACAAAAGAAACAGATCTTTATGTAATTAACAAGGGAAGAAATTATATTGGACTTGTTAGTGAGACTGTTGGTGCTGTAGGAGTTGGTACAACATCAGAAGGACTATTCTTCTATAATGTTGGAAATGCTGCAGATAGATCAGATTATCTAATTAAGAGTAATAAAGATCAAGTTACTGGCAATTTAAGTAGAATTACAACGCTAGTAAGTTGTGCAGAAACTCATGGTCTGAGTCGAAATGACGTTATTAAGTTAAACGTTCTTCCAAATACTATTGTTGGTGTCGGAACAACAGCAGCGTTAAGATTATCATTGGATTTGAACGAGAAAAAAATTCTTGTAAATTCAACTGATGTAGAATCAAGTGCGATTAATTTAAGTAATAATACATTTACTCTAACTTCCCACGGATATTCGACTGGTGATAAAATTTATTATAGTGGTGATGCAACTGGAATTGTATCTGGAGATTATTTTATAATTAAGGATTCTCTCAGTACTTTCAGACTTGCTGAAACTAAGTATGAATCAAATCCTGCAAATCAAAAAGAGATTAATATTACTGCTACTGGATCTGGTCCCCATACTATAGCATTAATTAATCCAAGACTTGACGTTGTAAGAAATTCTGACATTCAATTCAATTTGCAAGATCCATCCCTCTTTGGATATAATCTAAAAATATACAGAGAAAAAGAATTTGTAAATGAATTTGTTAGTGTTGCAAATAATAGTGAATTTAATATTATTAGTGCAGGGTCAACTATTGGTCTTGGTACTTTAACCAATCCAACATTAACACTTAAGCACTCTAACAATATTCCAAGTCGGTTGTATTATACATTAGAAAAATCTGGATATATTAGTACTGCAGATACAAATGTAAATGATTATTCAGAAATTAATTATATTAATAGTGAATATAATGGTAGTCATAAAGTATTTGGTATAACGGGTGCAGGTAATACAACTACCTTTAAAATTTCTCCTGCTAAAATTCCATCAGTCCTCTCATATAATAAATCACAATGTGATAAACTTGAATATTCTACAAAATCTGCATCAGCATTAAGCGGATCTATTGGTAAAGTAAGAATTATATCTAAAGGATTTAATTTTGAAAGATTGCCCCAATTCACAGATGTAACATCTGAAACAGGTATTAATGCAAATATTTTTGCAGAATCTACATCTATTGGTTCACCTAAAAAAGTAAGATTTAAAGATATTGGATATGATTATCCTTCAGATAAAACTCTAAGACCACAAACATTTGTTCCACCGGTAATAAATTTAGATAACTTAGACACAATTAAAGATTTTGATATTATTTCTCAAGGTAGCAGATATCTCAGAGATCCTGACGTCATTCTTATTAATGATACAACTAAAGAAATTGTAGACAAAGATTCACTTTTAGCGAAAGCACCAAATGGTGCTATTTCAGAAATTGAAATTTTAGCACCACTATTTGGATTAGCATCAGAAACACATAAACTCGTGTTTGTTAATAATTCAAATGGTGTTGGTATTTCTACTATGACAGGTGATGGTATAAGTGGAGTTGCAACTTGTACTCTTGTGACACCTATTCTTGGATTTGTTCAACCTCAATTTGAAGTTGGTGATGAAATTTTTATTGAAGGTATTGATTTAGATTCAACAGGAACTGGATATAATTCTTCGGATTATAACTATCGTTTCTTCAAAGTTAAGAGTTATAATAATATTAGTCCTGCAACTCTAGAATTTGAAATTGTTGATGATGCTGGTGTTGGATTATCTACAAATGTTGGTTTAGCTAAAACAGTTCAATCTGGATATGCAACTATTATAAACAAAAAATATTACCCAGAAGTAACAGTTATTCAAGATAGATCAAAATTCTTTGCCAATGAACAACTTTATGTTAATACAACTGGGGCATCTTTTGTTGAAGAAGATATATTTGTATCTTTAATTAGAGATGACTACATTAAGGTTCAAGGTAACTATGATTTAAATATTGGAGATAAAATTAAGGGAGTTATAAGTGGCACTATTGCAGATGTTACTGGTGTAAGTAGAAATAAAGGATATTTTAATATTGATTATTCATCCAAACAAGAACTTGGGTGGAGAGATGATACTGGGAAAATTAGTGTTGATCATCAGGTTATTCCTAATAATGATTATTATCAAAATCTTTCTTACTCTGTTAAGAGTCCAATTACTTGGGAAGAACAATCTTCACCTGTTAATAGCATAATTCATCCTGCAGGATTAAAGAATTTTGCTGATGTTGGAGTTACCTCTACAGGATCTTCTACTGTAGGACTTGCTGGAACAACAACTAGTATTGCAATTCTTGATGTTGTAAATGAAAGAAGAGTTGATACTATTAATAATTTTGATAACGTAGTTGATTATGATATTAGGGAAAATGCACTTTCTAATTTCGATCAATCTAAGTTCTTAAAATTTCAAAATATAAAACTTGAGGACTACATTGAGTGTAGAACTAATAGAGTCTTGATTCACGATGACATTAGTAATAACTTCTCTAGTAGAGGATTTAAAGATATATTCATTGAATTAGATGAAATTGATTTTTCTGATAATTATGTTGGATATGTAATTCAAGTTGTTGATGCAGACACTAAAGATGTTCAACTTTCTGAATTAGTATATCAATCTACAACCTTGAATACATTCTTATTTGAAAAATATACAAACTTCACTAAAGAAAAACTTGGAGATTTTAGTACTGATCTTGATTCTGCAGGAAGAAAAACTTTAATCTTTACACCTACAGATCCCTATGAAAGAGATCATGATATTAAGATTCTCAAGAGATCATACCTATACACAGCATTAGCTGGTGGTGGAACTCAAACTGGAACATCTTCTTTTGGATCAATTGATCTTGTCGGATCATTTGTATCTGGTATTGGCAGTGTTGGAACAGCATCTAGTATTAAAACTCTAGTTGATTTCCCAGTTAACGATTTCAACGGGATGTATGCCAAAGTTGAAATTGTTGATAGATTTACCTCAGATCACAACTATATTGAAGCTATTGTAGATTTTGACGGTACTGATACTTATTTGAGTGAGTATTATTTTGATACTCAATCTTTATCTTACAGTTCATCACAAACTGGAATACTCTCAGCAATTTATGATGCCAATGCTGGCATTGTTTCTTTAACTGCACAGAATGTTGGTATTTCTTCCTTAGTTGGTCTTTATGATGTTCGTTCTACTATTGTTGGATTTGGAACAACAACTACTGGTATTGGAACATACAGATACCTTGTAAATAATCAACCTGCAGGCACTGAAAAGAGCGTTAAAATTGAATCTACTGTTGGGTTTGGAACAACTGCAGTTAGAGTTGGAACTTTCGATCTTGAATCAGTTTCATCTTCAAATTCGGTTGTTCGTGTTTCTGCAGGAGAAACTTCTGCAATTCATCAGGTTTCAATTCTTTCAAATACTTTACAAACTACAGTAGTTCCTGGTCCATTTGCAGCAGTTAATAATGTTACTGGACTTGGGACATTTGGTGGAGAAATTGATGGATCAAGATATTATCTAAATTTCTATCCAGATACTCCATATGATGTAGAAGTTCAAGGATACAATGAAGTATTCTATACTGAGCAAGATTATGATAATACACCACTACCAAATACATATGGACCTACTATTGGTGAGGTTTTATATGATGCTTATGATGGAATCAATGGATTGAGAGCAAATAGAACTCAATTCAAACTTTCCCATGAAGGTGATCCAATCTATGTCAAGTCATTCGTTCCCACCGATACTGCACAAGTTAATTACGTAACTGGAGTTATTACATTACGCAATCACTTCTTTAATACTGGAGAAGAACTTATTTACCGCCCATCATCAACATTTGCTGGTATTGGTTCTACCGCAATGGGGATTGGTTCTACCGAAGGTTATACTGGTATTGTCACTGACAAATTACCAGATAGAGTATATCCTATTGCACTCACTCCTGATACATTCCAATTATCAACAAGACGTGAATATGCAAAAGCAGGTATATTTGTAACCTTTACTGATGCTGGTTTAGGTAATATCCACGAACTTGAGATAACTAAGAAACTTTCTAAGACTGTCATTGCTCTGGATGGTATTGTTCAGCAACCAATTGCATTTACCCCAATTAATCATAATTTAGATTTTAATAATGGTGGAATTACTGCAGGAATTTCAACGTTCAATCTCACCGGTATTAGTTCTGTTCAACCAAGAGATGTTCTTAAGATTGACGATGAATATATGAAGGTTGTTGAAGTTGGATTGAGTACCAATGTTAATGGAGCACTTCTTGGTCCTATTAATGGAATTATTGCCGCTGGTACCGCTGCAACTCACCCAACAGTTGCTGTTCAAAGAGGTTCGTTAGGAACCAGAGCAGAAGCACACAGCGATGGCGCAGAAGCAAGGATTTATAGGGGAGCACTTAATATTGTTGGTAACAATGTTCACTTCATTGATCCACCAAAAGGTAATACGAGAGCGAGAAGAAATGAATCTAATCTCCCTTATGTTAAGGCAGAATTTTCTGGAAGAACTTTCTTAAGATCAAATTATGAAAAGAATAT